TTTGAGTATCTGTGGGACGACGGCCGAGGAGCTTGGCACTGGTCAGCGTCCGAGCACTGCTGGGGCGAGGTGGTGCGATGAAGAAGCGCAAAGAGCCGATCATCATAGAGGGCGACATTCGAGGCACTGCATATCGCCTTGAGGACTACGGCAAAACGACGACAAAGTTTTTGCATCTCGATGGTGCATGGTGCGAGATGTCAGATGATGGTTTGCCATATCAAGATAATCCAGCGCTCTTCATGACGCATCTCTCCAACCTCGTCACGTTCATGACATACAAGCCAAAGACCATGCAGCAGACAACATTGTTTGATGAGGTGGTGCGATGAAAAACGCCTTTCGCAAATACAGCCAGACCGATGCAGAAATCCTCGCCTCGTTCTACGGTCGCATGGCACTGCCGAAGCTGGCCAAAAAGCTCGGGCGCAGTGAGGACGCCGTGCGCAGTGCAACTCGACGCCGTGGCATTCACATTGAACGTTCAATGACGCCATGGGAGCGCATCGAGGAGATGTTCGGCGTCACCGCCGACGCCATCAAATCACGCATTCGCAATGCTGGCAAAGATGATGACGTCATTCCGCATGACCGATCGGGACGCTTCTACATTTTCTACGAAGCTGACATCATCGAATGGCTTCGCCGTGGCAATGTGCTCACCTTCGACCGAGCACCGATGCACCCGGACATTCAGCGCATCTACGACGCCGTGCGACGCAACTATTACACGTGGTCCGAGCTTGAGCAACACGACCTCATCTTAGTGCCACGTCATCGACGCTTCGGCTATGTGCCGCGGCTGCGCAGTCATGAATCATTTTTCCGTCGTGATCATATCTGGGAATTCTGGTGGCGCATTGGCCACAATCTGCCAAGGACATCGCACGCCTACGCCGAGGCCGTGCGCCTTGCATGGGAATCAACGTACGCTCGTAAGACCGACATCATCACACTACTCAATCGCAGTGCAATGACGGAAATCGCCAAGCAATGCGAGGGCACTACCCGCTTCGCTATTCGCAAAGACGAACTGCGCAAATACTTCGATAGCGTTGGCCGTCATGAACTTGCCAAGCGATTTGCCGAGCGACCGATACACTACATGGAACTCATCAACGAGTTGGACAGGGAAAAGCGACGATGAAGCACAAAACGCCCACGATAGCCTATGGCGAATTCACTGGCGATGCGTTTTTCATCGGCAGTCGTACACAACCGCATAGCATCGTGGATTGCTATCAGGTTATCATTGGGCACTTTGTACTCGTGTGGTGTCCGATTGCCCAGCCGGACATCGTGCATACACATCGGTTTCACGTGGGCGCACATGCAGGCGCTGATGGCAACCATGCCCGCATGATGGAAGAGTTGCAACACATTGACGATTTGGCAAAGACCATGGGGGCGGTTATCGAAACGGCGGACGGTTAGAGAGAGTCGATTGCCACGCGGGTTCAAGTCCCGTCGCCTCCACCATTTGGGGCGTGTTAAGGAGAACGATTTTAGGCCACTGAACCCGGAATCAGAGGGGTTCGATTCCCCTACGCTCCACCACTTCAGCATTGACACGAAAGGACTCTGCATGACCGTACGCTACATCAGCGACAACGTGCCCAGCGACCGCACAATGGAGGAATTTGTTGCCTACGTCGCCCGCGTCAGCAACCCGGCCAATCAAGCCAACCACGACACCGCTCCAAAGCTCGTGCGCTATTTGGCCACGCACAAGCATTGGTCGCCCTTTGAGATGGTCACGATCACGATGGAGATTGAGACGACGCGCGACATCGCCCGGCAAATACTTCGGCACCGCTCGTTCAGCTTTCAGGAGTTTAGCCAGCGCTATGCCGTCGTTGATGATGCGCCGATGTTTCGTGAGGCACGGTTGCAGGACACAAAGAACCGACAGAACAGCATCGAGACCGATGATGCCGAGCTTCGTATGAAGTGGAACGAATTGCAGAGCATTGTGTATGACGAGGCGTTCGCCGCCTATCACTGGGCACTTGACCACGGCATCGCTAAGGAAGTTGCCCGAGCGGTGTTGCCTGAAGGTCTGACGATGTCACGCATGTACATGAGTGGCACGCTACGCAGTTGGCTGCACTACTGCCAGCTTCGCCGAGGTAGTGGCACGCAGAAAGAGCACATGGTGGTTGCCGAGGAATGTTGGCAGTTAATTGTCGCAAAGATGCCGAGCATTGTGGAGGTGATGGAATGATTCTCAATGACTGGCAAATCGCCGAGCGCGCCGACGCTGGCATGATCGCACCCTTCGTCCGTGAGCAAGTACGCCACAATGGGAGCTACCCCGTCATCAGCTACGGCCTGTCATCGTTCGGCTATGACATGCGCGTTGCCGATGCGTGGGAGGTCTGTGAGCGCACGTCGTTTCCACTTGACCCTAAGGAAGCGCATCGTACACCAACGCATAAATACCACGCCGGTTTCATCGTTATCCAGCCGGGTGGCTTCGTGCTGTGTCGCAGTGTCGAGCACTTCGCCATTCCCGATGATGTCAGCGTGGTCGTGGTCGGCAAATCCACGTACGCCCGCTGTGGCATCATCGTCAATGTGACACCGTTAGAAGCGGGGTGGCGTGGCTATGTGACCATTGAGTTGAGCAACACCAACACGGTGCCGGTCAAGGTGTACGCTAATGAAGGCATCGCCCAATGCATCTTTCACCACGGCGAACGGCCTCGTGTCACCTACGCCGATCGCAGTGGAAAGTACCAAGACCAAGCAGCAGACATTGTGAAAGCGAAGGTGTAATCATGTTCATACGAGGTAATGGGAGATTGGCAAAAGAGATTCGCGCAAAACTCGCACCAAACAATGACGCATTCATTGCGGTAGCGACGGCATACGACGACGGTATAGGGACATGTGATGATGAATTTGGGAAATTTGAGACACTTGATTTGCACGCTCATCACACACAAAAAGAGCTCGACGAATTCCTAATTGAGGTAGAACGACGCGGTCTATATAATCTGCTTTTTGATAGTGCATTTCATACGTATGACATGTACTGGTATCGCGACAACACGCCCACGGTATGGCAAATTGATTCGCCTATGACAAAAATAACGCTTAAGCGGCTGTACATGCCGACATTGTGAAAGCGAGGGTGTAGCAATGCTCATCACCACCGTCACGCGCGTAATCCTACGCTACTACAAACAATGGCGCATCGTCGCTATGCTGTATCGACGCCATGAGCGTGGCATCATGTATCGGTACTTCGTGCGCCCAGATGGCGTGAATCAAGAGGTTCAATCAAAGCGTCGGCGATATCGTCGGCGCTATATCCTGCAGAGAAAGGGGCAACGATGACATCTTGACATCACCGACATAATGAAGTCAGGAGGTGTTATGTACATTGAAAAGCACGGCAATCGATATAGAGTCAACATTGTAGAGCACGGCAGGAAAACACGCAAGAGCTTTGCCACACTCGATGAGGCAACGGCGTTTAAAGAGGCGCACGATCGGCGTGTGCGGTGGAGTCGTAGACCTGGCATCATCGAGCGCGATAAACATCACATTACCATGACGCCAGCGCCGTATGCGCTGGCGTTTCTCTCTGACTTACACTTCGGCAACGCAATGACGGACTACGCCCAAGCGATGCGAGATGCAGAAATCATCAGAGATACGCACGGCATGTACGCTGTCTTCCATGGTGACGGCATCGACAACTGGATTATCCCCAAAATGGCAGGGCTTCAGCGTGGTCAAGCAATGCCGTTCGATGATGAAATGCAGATGTTCAAAGAGTGGCTCGAAGTGCTCGGCGATAAGCTCCTCGTTGTCGTTGCGGGCAACCATGACAACTGGACATACACACTAGCTGGCATTGACTTCCTGCGTCACATTGTCAGACCCACGGTCATCTACGACCAACATCAAGTAATCTTCGACATCAGCGCAGGCACATCACGCTTGCGCTATGCCGTGCGCCATAAGTGGCGAGGCAACAGCATCTTAAATCCAACGCACGGCCTCGAGCGTGCAGCGCGCGACATTGACGCCGATGTGTACGTCGGTGGCCATACGCACATCGCCACGCTGGCACGGTATTTCACCGTACGTCAGCGTGATCGCCTCGCCATCCTCACCGGCACCTACAAACGTCATGACCACTACGGCCACGCACTCGGACTGCCACCATCAGAACACAGCGGATGCGGTGTGCTCGTCGTTGACCCGAGCAAAGACCACGTCTTTGTGCGTGACGTTGCCGAGGGCGCTGATTATCTGACGTTTAAGTTGCGCCGTTGACACCGTCCGTACAATGAAGGTAGAGGAGGGCTACTATGTCTGACATACCCTTAAACATCCCAGGCGGAACCTATACGCCGACCGAAACCACGTTTGTCGAGGACAGCATCGGCCAACAATGGGCCACATCAATGAGCGATGCCCGACTGCGCCCGAAGCTGTTCGGCATCCATGTCTGGTATCGCCGTAACGACAAATCGCCATGGCAATTTCTGTTCGCCCTTGCCGAGTGCCATGGCTGGCTTAGCGTCGACCGTGGCCAACTGCAATTCATCTACAATCGCCCAAAGATGGCCGGCGCCATGCGTCGCATTATCCAAGGCTACCGACCATGACCAATAAAAAACCAACACCGAAGAGCAACGACTTTCGCTGGGACCTACGGCAATGGCGCACGGCTGCCGACCTCAAGGCGCACCTCGCTCAGCATGATCCGAGCATTGCGCCATGGGCAAAGGGCGTGGTGATTCATCACACGTATCGCCCTGAGCCTCGTCACTGGCGTGGCGCCCAAACCATGACCGGCATGAAGCAGTACTATGAGGGGCTAGGCTGGGACTCGGGCCCACACCTGTTTCTCTGCGTCGGCGCACCGAACCCCGAGCACGACGGCATCTGGCAAATGACCGCACTGAACGAGCGTGGCATCCACGCCACCACCGCCAATGCGTGGTCATGGGGTATTGAGGTTGTCGGGTACTTCGATTACCGGCCATGGTCAGACGCCGAGCGGGCGTTGGTGTACGACACCGTTGAAGCGCTATTCCGTTGGCGTGGCATTGTGCCCAGTAAGCAAACATTGATCGGGCATCGTGAGGTGCCATCACCTAAAACGTGCCCAGGCGTGCAGATTGACATGACCCGGGTGCGACTCGATGTACAACAGCGCATGGGAGGTGCGTAGATGACACCGGAAGCCGTAGAAGTGAAGTTGGCACGACTCGAGGAAAAGATAGACACTATCTTACGACGCCTCGAATCAGGAGACAAACAATTTCGTGAGATGGATGAGCGCGTCAAAGAACTTGAGCAACGCATCGCACAGCTGTGGGGTGGATTGGCTATTGCCAGCATCGCCATTCCGCTGATTGTGCGATATTTAATGGGAGGCTAAGCCATGACACCGAAACCATGGTATCACTCACGCACGCTGTGGGTCAACGTCTTGACCCTGCTTATCATGATTCTGGGCACCGTTGCGCAGTGGCCGGAGTTCGCTGTTTATGCACCGCAGATTGCCGGTGCGGTGTCGGTGGTCAATATCCTGCTGCGCTTCCTCACTGATCGCCCGGTGGTGTAGCCATGCAGTGGCGTAATCGAATTGTCGGGCATGACACCGTCGACCCCAGCACACTGACGGCGCATCCGCTGAACTGGCGCGCGCATGGCGATGCACAGTCGCATGCGCTCTCATCAGTGATACGTGATGTCGGCGTCGTGCAAAGCGTCATCGTCAACCAGCGCACTGGACGAATCGTTGATGGACATCTGCGCGTATCGCTTGCCGTTAAAGAGAAAGCATCATCTATCCCAGTCGTATATATCGATGTCAGCGAGAGCGAAGAGGCGACGATACTTGCGACGCTAGACCCCATCGGCGCCATGGCTGGACGATCAATCGACATATTATCCTCACTTATCCAGCAAGTGACGACCGATGATGAGTCAGTGCGAAAACTTATTGCGGACATCCAAGGACAAAGCGCTGACGTCATGGTGCCACGGACATGGAAAGACCGAGACCGCATCGCATCTACTGAGTGCACAGTGATGCGTGGCGATGCGTATCTCATCGGCGGTCGTCACATCGTGTACTGCGATGATGCACAAGATTATGCACCGCCAGCTGGCGATGTACTGACGATATGGGACCCGCCATGGGATGTCGAATTATCCATTGATGTGTCATCGCCGTGCATCGCTTTTACTGATGGACGTCGCATCGGAGATGTCATCGCAAAACTTGGCGCACCGACATGGTGCTTTGCCTGGGATTGCGGTTCGACATGGTACAGTCCGAATCGCCCACTTCAGCGCACAAAGCTGGCGCTATGGTATGGCGATGTTGGCGACTATCAGTATGAGGGGTATCATCTGCCAACGCCAAAGCCACGAAAGACAAAGACCGTATCAAACTCTCGCGGATCGTATGAGTATACGCCAGACGCACGAGGTGTCCATCTCTCTGACCTCTACACGGACACACGCATCACTGACCTGCATGCTGATGCGTGGCATGCACATCAAAAGCCGACTGAGTGGGTTACTGCGCTCATCGGATGTTGCAGTAGTGCGAGTACGGTGTATGACCCATGTCTTGGCAGTGGTACAAGCATGATTGCGGCTGATAAACTTGGTAAGACGTGTATTGGATATGAAATTGACGCCATGGCAGTGCAGCGCATTATCGACCATGCTCGACAGAGTGATATCAGCGTGGAGAAGATGTGATGGCAAAGATTACACGACATAAGCCCGTCATCTGGGAGAAGCAGTACATTGCCGCACTAAGTCAGACCGGCAACTGGACGCTTGCCGCACAGATGGCAGGCATCGCCAAATCTACAGCGCGCGAGCGCTATCTTACATCATCCGACTTTCGCAGTGCGTGCGATGATGCGATACAAAGTGGCATTGACATCCTCGAGGCGGAAGCACGGCGACGGGCAATGGCAGGAAGTGACTTGTTACTTATATTCATGCTGAAAGGCGCACGACCGGAGAAGTACCGTGATTCATACACCGTCCATAACACAAGTGCCCCCACCGACTACACCATCGACCTCACCCTCCCTAGTGGTGAAGCACAGCCGGCAAACAATTCCGCAACAACGGTTTTGGAATGACCCGCACCGCTTCCGCCTCTTCGTCGGCGGTCGTGGCAGTGGCAAGACCAGAGCCGGAGCGATTGAAGTGTTGCGCCAAAGCGCCGGCACGACATCGCTCATCATTGCGCCAACGTATCCCATGCTTCGCTTGGGCGCTATGGAAACGGTGCTTAGCCTTGTTGCACAGATGGGCATCGCTGTGGCGTGGAATAAATCAGACCTTGAGCTGAAGTTGATTGGTGACAGGCGCATCATTTTTCGCAGTGCTGACAACCCTGACCGTCTGCGTGGTGCCAACGTCGGATTCCTTTGGCTTGATGAGGCGGCGATGATGGACAGCGACATCTGGCCAACGGCGATTGCCACGCTCCGACATCAGCCGGGCAAAGCCATCGCAACGACAACGCCACGTGGCAAGAATTGGCTGTACGAACGCTGGCAACATGGCGGCGATGATTACAGCATCGTTGAATCATCGACGACCGATAATCCGTATTTGCCCAGCCACTTTGTCGCCACGCTGAAAGAGTCGATGACATCGGAGATGTATCAGCAGGAAGTGCAGGGCAAATTCACCGACCCGATCGGGCAACTCTTCAAGCGCCAATGGTTCAGCACCGTTGACCGTGCGCCCGACGATTTGACGTGGTATCGCTACTGGGACCTTGCCACCTCCACCAAAACCAGCGCCGACTACACCGCATCGGTCAAAGCGGCGCTTGGGCGTGATGGCGTGGTGTATCTCGATGCAGGCATTCACGTCAAAGCCGAGTGGCCTGATGTGCGGCGCATCATGCTGACGACATTTAAAGCCGAGCCTCGGGTACAGCACGGCATCGAAGAAGCATTGCATGGACTTGCTGCTGTGCAGGAACTTCGCCGAGACCCTGCGCTCGTTGGGCATACCATACGGGGTATCCGTGTGGACAAGGATAAGCAAAGCAGGGCCATGCCGTGGGCGGCGCGTGCCGAGGCGGGAGCAGTGCGCCTCGTTGCGGGGGAGTGGACAAAACAGTTTCTCGACGAAGTTGTCGCATTTCCCTCGGGACAGCACGACGACTACGTTGACGCCTCATCGGGCGCCATTGCGATGATGAGTAAGCCACGTATAGAATGGGGATTTGCATGAACCTATCACTACCGGCATGGTTCGACAGCCTGCGACGACAGGGACGCATCACGAATACCGCTGATGCCTACCTCGTCAGCCCATTGCTGTACCGTGCCACCAACCTGCGTGCCGATGCCATCAGCACCGTGCCGTATCGTATGTACTACAAAGGCGAGGAACAGCCGTGGCCATTTCTGCAACCACTGAGCTACCTCATCAAAGAGGCCGAGCGTGGCATGCTGATTACTGGCGGTGCGTACTGGTACAAAATCTACAAAGGTCGGCGCCTTGTCGGCTTCGTGCCACTGAACCCCACGACGATGAATGTCCAGTTGCTCACCGATCGGGCGACGCTTGAAGACCCACTGCGAGGCGCTGCGTTTACCCAAGCCATCAACGGCAAGCAATATGGCCCGTGGACAATTGATGACGTCGTGTATTTCCGTGAGCAAAGCTACGTCGACGACATCGGGCCCGGCGTTGGCGCAGCGCACGTGGCATTGTCGTCCGCAAAGCTTGAGCATTATTTGAATCGCTTTGCGGCGGCGTTCTTCGAAGGTGGCGCACAGCCAGTCACCGTGATGAATTTGCCCGAAGGCATGGACGAAGCGGAGTTTCAGCGCTTCCGCACCGACATGAAAGCATCGGCAAGCGGTGGTGTCATCAATGCCTTCCGCATGATTTTCATGCGCAGTCCGGACATTAAGATTGAGCAACTCACCCCGCCACTCAATAGCATGGAAATGCCTCAACTGTATGAGCGTGTCGTAACCTCAGTCGGTATGGCGTACGGCGTGCCCCGCACCATGCTCGAGGCGTCGGCGGCGAACTATGCGACGGCAGACAGCGACCGGCAAAGTTTCTGGCGTGAGACCGTGATACCACGCCTCAGCACCTACGAGTACACGCTGAACACCCAAGTGTTTGCACCGCTGGGATGGGAACTCAAGTTTGAGCCCGAAGCGCTCGACGTCATGCAGAACGATGAATCGAGTCGCGCCGGATCACTGCTCCAACTTGTCCAAGCCGGTGTCCCACTCCGCTCGGCAATGATTATTCTCGGCTATGACATGGTTGATGACCTCGTGCCACCACCGACGCCACCACCGACGAGCGATGCAGAGATTCAGCCCGTCGCTGATGACACGACGGTCGCTGAAGATGTTGACGGCACGGTGATCGACGAAGCCATCGCCACCAAGCGCAAAGCAGAGTTTGGATTACTGGCAAAAAAACTTGAGCGTCGCATCAAAGCCGGAAAGAGCATTGCGTGTTCTTTCGAGAGCGACGTGATTACGGCAGATGAGGTGAAGAGCGTTATGGACTGCATCGCTGACGGCATGACCGTCGACGAGGTGCATGAGGTAGTGAACGCCATCAAGGCCATCGACGATTTAACGCCCGATGAAAAGCGCATCTACAACCGCATCGTCGACGCCATGGAGAAGCGAGGCGCCACATGGGCACGTCAGATTGTGCAGGGAAAAGACGTTGACCCGTCGCTCAAAGACGTGCTTGAACCAGTGATGATTACGGAGCTACAGACCACGATGTCCGGCCGTGTCGACCGCCTTGGCACGCAGTTCGGTATTGGCGTTGACCCAGCCGATGAGGGTGTCATCATCCAAGACTGGCTATCCGATTATATGCCGAGCTTTAACCGTGAGATTGACAGCACGACACGCAAAGTGCTTGAGCGAGCCATTGCCACGTATCGCACTACGCCCGGCATGACCATCCAAGATTTAGCGAAGCTGATTGCACCGGCGTCCGGCAAAGCACGTGCATCGTCTATCGCCATCACCGAGACCACGCGCGCTGCATCACAGGCGACGGTCGAATATCAGAAATATCTTGGCGCCCGCGGCGTGCTGATGGAGCGCGTGTGGAATACCGATGCTGACGACCTCGTCTGCCCGATCTGCGCACCGCTCAATAACAAAAACGAGGATTTCTGGATTACTGACTATCCGCTTGGCCCACCGGCGCACGTCCGCTGTCGCTGTGATACCGGCCTTCGAGTGATACGGGAGTAGCCATGGATGTGAGTATCAAAGTCCTCGCCGACGTCAACTTCGGAAAGTATCAGGACATGGTGCGTACTGTGCTATTGGCATACGGTCAAGCGGTCAAGCAAGAGATGATGGAAGACAAACCACGTCCACCATCGCAGGGGTCAATGCGCTACAAATCCGAGCGACAACGGCGCTTTGTCATGGCGATGATTAAGCAGGGCAAAATTAAAGTGCCGTATGTGCGTGGGCAGGGCGGCGGACTGAAAGGCAGTGAGACGCTCAATCGTAGTTTTCGTGTTGACCTCGAGGGTGACAGTGCCGTGCTGTACAGTGCTGCATCCTATGCGCCATATGTCATCGGCGACCAGCAAGCGGAGATTCATCAAGGGCGCTGGAAAACGGCACTTGACGCAGCCGACATCGTCGCTCAGCGTGGCGACCTTGACAAGATAGTCAGCATGGCGCTGGAAGATTTGGAGAATGCGTAATGCCATATCAAGTGATGGAGCAAGACGGTGAGTTCTGCGTGTTCAAAGAGGGCACAACAACACCACTCGAGTGCTACGACGATCGGGACGATGCCGAGGCCTACTTCACGGCACTGACCATCGCCACGGCCGACGAAGCCAAAGCCGAGACCGACACCCACACACCGCCCGAAGCCGTCGCCGACAATGCCCGCATGGCGCTTGAAGTTCGTTCAGAGAAGCCACCATCCCAGCAAGGTATGACGCTGGTGGGCCTTGCCCGGGCACGGCAGTTAGCAGAGCGCCGGCCGGTGTCAGTCGCAACGCTTCGGCGCATGGTCAGCTACTTCGAGCGTCATGAGGTGGACAAAGACGGCGCAACGTGGGATGAGCAGGGAAAAGGCTGGCAAGCGTGGATGGGTTGGGGTGGTGACGAAGGCTGGGCATGGGCTCGGGCAATTTTGAATGAGGAGGATAGCATGGACGAAACAAAGGCATCACGGCGTCACAGCGAAGCGGATATGAAGTTGATTCGCACTGCTCGTAAAGGTGCACACGCCATCATCGACATCATGGTACAACTCGGCGACGACGGCGCCGACGATGCCGAGTCACAACGGGAAATGGAAGAGGGCATTGCGGACATTGTCGATGCCCTTGACAACACCCGTACTATGAAAGTAGAGGAGGGCGACCGCTTGAACACCGTCAAGACACTGCCACAAAACGTCAAGGCAATCGGCGACTACATGGTCAAGGGCAAAGGCATCGTGTTTGGTGGCTTTGACCTGACTGATGACCGCTTCACTGCCGACACCGACCTCGGCGGATCACGCCCATTCGAGGGAATGCCTGTGTTCTATGACCATGCCATGGGTGGCATCAAGTCACAAATCGGCATGGTCAAAGCATGGATGCCCAGCGATGATGGCATTGATGTTGAGATTGAACTTGACCGCCGTCACAAGTACGCTGATGAGGTCATGAAACTGGTTGAGTCCGGCGCACTTGGTTTATCAACCGGCGCCGTGTCACACCTCGTCGTTCGTGAGCCCGTCAAAGGTGGCTATGAAATCAAGCGTTGGCACGTCGCCGAAATCAGCTTGACGCCAACACCAGCAGAGCCCCGCACCATTACCGAAGTCAAGAGCCAAGAGGCGGACATGTCGAGCGATGCTGACATCACCGCAGTGCCTGACGATACAGACACCGTAGCAAACATCGACACCCCATCATCAGACATTGAGGAGACAAAGACCATGCCACATGGTATTGACGACGCTCGCCGAGACGAGCCACAACTCAAGGCAACCTTGCCTGCAGCCCCAGCCGACAACCCATTCGACAGCAACGAATACTACAACGCCTACAAGCGCTACATGGACGTCAAGAACCCCGTTGAGAAGAGCGAGGACTACGCCAGCGTATTTCAGACGCTTCGTAACGCAACCAAGGCATACGCTGTCAAGACGCAGACTGAAGGCACCAACAACGACGGTGGTTTCACCGTGCCCGTTGCTGTCAACCGCGACGTGGTGGCCAAGCGTGACGACATGTCACTACTCGGCCAATTTAACTTCATGCGCTTGACGACCGACACGTGGAAAGTTGTTGTTCCTGCACAGGGCAACAAGGCCACGCCAGCGATCGTCGCTGAAGGCGTCACCGCCACGCAGTCCGAGCCAAACATCAGCAATTCACGCACGATTCAGCTCTACAAAGATACGATCGAGTTTGCCATCACTGAGGAGCTCCTCGCCGACACTGCCAGCAACTACGAGCAATTCTTGATGAACGAGATTGCTCGCGCCATGGCTGTCAGCGTGAATAACTTCATCATCACCGGCACTGGTAGTTCACAACCATACGGCATCTACGCCCGTGTCACCAACGACATCCCATTCGGTGCTACTAGCTTCACTAGCGCACAGCTCTTGAATGTTGCCGGTGGCATTAACGGGTCATACATCACCCCAGGGCAAACTGGTTGGGTGATGCGCAACGCCACATGGACTGCCGCCCGCACCCTCGACATCAGCAACGCTGGCTTGGTGCTGACTGGCTATGAGAACGGGCGCCGTGTGATTGAGTCGTACCCAGTGGCACTCAGCGAGTCAGTGCAGGCAATTGGCACGACCAACGAGTCGGTCATCTTCGGCAACTTCAATTACTACGCCTTCGCCGAGCGCACCGCTGGCGTGCAGATGGAGCGTGACTACGACCCACGCACCGGCATCACCTACATGATCGCCAAGTGGCGCTTCGGTGGCGACGTCACCCAGCCTGAAGCATTCGCACTCGGCAAGCACGCCTAATGACGCTGCGGTGTACTGTCAGCAATGGCAGTACACCGCACCCACTGGAGATGCCATGAAAGTACAGTTACTCACCGCGCTTGCGCAGATGGTCAATGGTTTTATCGTTGTCCATGCGCCGGGCGATATTGTGGAGCTTGACGCAGCCGAAGCACAGGCGCTGATTGAGCAGGGCAGTGCGATGGCAGTGGATGAGCCGAAGCCGAAGAAAAAGGTGATTTAGCATGGCGGCATACCTCGACCTGGCAGAAGTGAAAGCAGAACTCGGCATCACCTCGACCAGTGACGATGCCGTGCTGACTGAAATCATCGACGATGTCACACGCGAGATTGAAACGCGAACCCACCGCCATTTCACGCTTGAGACATCGCACGGTGGCGGGCCACCTGTCACAACCTTTGCACGCTACTTTACACCGTGGCTCCAGCTTGACGGCGGTGATCTGATTGACAGCTACACACTGGCTCTCGATACCGATATGTTTGAGCTGGTGTCCATTACCAATGGCGACGGTACCGCCATCGCACTCAACAAAGTGGTCACCCTGCCAACGAATCGCCCACCACCGTACAACTTTATTCGGATTAAGCGTGACGCCAATCTGATGTGGAGTGGCAGTGCGGAGGCTTCGATAATCGTGACGGCAAAGTGGGGGTATAGCGACCAAGTGCCCGCCGACATCCGGCGCGCCGCCATGATTATGACCCGTACATACTACCAGCAACGTGAGGGCAGTGCCGGACTCGGCGCACCCATCATCAGCGCTGACGGCGTCGTGATTCAGGCTGGGCAGACGATGTCGGACGCAATGCGCATCCTCAAAGCCTACATACGGAGGTCATAGTATGAGCAGTCAGATTGACGCCATCTTAGACGCCGTCGAGGCAATGTCCGTCAGCGGTGTGACCACAGTGTACCGAGGTGCCACGCTGAAAAACGGTGTTGAGAGCGCCGACTTACCAGCGCGCATCATCAGTGCGATCGGCATGGCATCATCACGCACGACGGTGCAGACGCTCGGCGGTAGTGGTCACCTCATGCAAGCCGAGTGGACGATTACTGACGTGGCACTGATTCGGGCGGCGGGCATGGGCATCGGACTTAAGGACGTTGCACCGGGACTTGAAACGTACATGGCGTCGTATCACAACAGCGCTCGGACGTTGCAGGGTTCCGCGTGGGCACTGACGGGGCTCGGTGTCCGTGCACAGGTGCTGGAATGGCCACAGGCATCGGGGCGATTTTATGACGTGGTCACGGCAACGCTGACCATACGAGAGATTATCCAATAGGAGGCATATCATGGCACAGACCATAGGCGCCATTACCGGCTCAGCCGCCGCAGTGTGGCTCAAGGTCGCAGCGGGCTCATACGTTGACCACAGCGGTACCGCACAGAGTGTCGACGCCGCCACGGCATCGCGCGTTAACGATTCGACCTTCACCTTCGACGGCGCTAACCCTATCATTCTGCTGGGCAAAGAGGAAGCCGTTGAAGTGACCGTCAATTTTCTCTACACTGAGATTGCGCTTGAGGCGTGGGAAATCGCCTATGCTGCATTCAAGGCTGGCGACCTCGTGCAAGTCAAGTGGGAGCCGAAGGGCACCGCTGGCAAGCAATGTGAGACGATGGCCGGTGGCTACATCACATCGATTGACTTCCCTGCCGTCGAAGCATCAAGCGCTGGGCCGGTCGTTGCAAGCATCACCGTCATGGCGCCGGGCGTCACGTACACCACATAGTCCGGACAGTGCGGATCATGTGGGCATCCACCGCATAGCCACCAGTACCGCTTGCGCGGGAGATGCCCACATGATCCGCATGATTACATAGGAGATGCCCATCACTATGACCACACCACAGTACACGGTTAATGCCGACAACCTGACCATCCGCGATGTCATCGCCATTCAAAACGCCGGTGGCGACATCAGCGCATTGATACCCATCTATGCCAAGTGCATTGAACTGCCGGAGGGCATGGATGTGCTTGACCTCCCTGCAAAGCATCTCAGGGCAATTGCCCAGGCCATTGTCAAAGAGATGACTGCCGACATGGGAAACTAAGAACGGCGGTGCTTGCCCACCTGTGGACACAGGAACCGGCACCGCTGGAGTACATAGAACTGCAGATGTGTCGCGACGTCTACCACTGCCCTCCGCAGTATCTGCCACCATGGAACGTCATCAGACAGCACATGGTGATGATACAGGTGGAGAACGAGGTAAGAGAGAAGCGACAGCAGAAAGCGAAGCGTAATGGCTGAAACCGTAGTTGTGAATTTTGTTGGCCAAGATGACGTCACGCCAGCGGCGAAAAAAGCCGAGAGCGCCATCAAGGATGTGGGCAACGCCGCTGAGTCACAAGGCTCAAAGTTTGACGGCATGAAAGAGATTGCCCGAGGCGCCTTGCAGAGCATTGGCGAGGGTGCTATCGGCCTTGCTGGGCAACTTGGCTCGGCAGTGATCGGCGGTATCACGTCGTTTGTCACCGATGGCATCAGCGAGGCGGCAGGGTGGCAAAGTGCGTTTGCGCAGACCGAAGCGGTGGTCGCATCGACGGGTCAAGCGGCAGGGTACAGCGCCGAGCAGATGGCAGAGCTTGCCACCTCGATGTCAGCGACTGAGGGCATGTCGCTCTTTACCGATGATCAAGTGCTTGGTGCAACCAACGTTTTGGCGACGTTCACCAAAGTGGCTGGTGAGCAATTCGAGGGCGCTACCCAGGCATCAATCGACATGGCGCAGGCGCTGGGTATGGATGTGAGCAGCGCCGCCATGATGATGGGTAAGGCTTTGAACGACCCTGTCAAGGGTATGTCGGCGCTGTCCCGATCCGGCGTGAGCTTTACCGATGAGCAGAAAAAGATGGTTGAGAAGATGGTTGAAGTTGGCGACGTCGCCGGTGCGCAAAATCTCATTTTAAAGGAGATGGAAGTGCAATTCGGTGGTAGTGCGCTCGCAGCAACGGAAACCTTCGCAGGTGCGCAGGTGCTGATGGCCGAGCAGATGAACGGCGCCAAAGAGGCGATCGGCACGGCGCTTTTGCCAATCCTCACACGCCTCAGCAATGTGATGATGTCGCACGTGATACCGATTGTGCAAAACCTTGCCGAGCGCTTCGCTGCATTCATTACCGGACTCGATTGGACGCTGATTATCAGCACCATTTCAACGCTGATTGCCAACTTCACAAGCTTCGGGAGCACGGTGCCGTGGGATGCCATCACTGGCGGATTCAACGCGGTGATTGCCGCCGTCATGACCGCACAGCCACTGCTTGACGCCATCGCCGGTTACGTCGTTAGCCTCTTTGCTGCGTTTACTGGCCCCGAAGCACAGGGCGCCGCTTCAGGCCTTGCCGGCGTCATTGATATGATTATCGGCATCTTGGGCGGACTATGGTCAACGATACAATCGACGCTTACGGCAGTGATTAACACCCTTGCGCCGATCGTCGCTGAGATTGTGCGCTTTGCGATGGAGATTGTCAGCGCCATCACCACGACACTGCAGAGTCCGGAAGTGCAAAACGCTTTTGCACAGTTTCAAGTGCTGTTTGCCACCGTCGGCGTCGTGATTAAAGAGCTCGCCGAGGTTATCGGCGCTGTGCTGGTCTTTGCGCTTGATGGACTGAAAGTCGCCTTTGACTTTTTGTGGCCAGTCATCGACTATGTCTTTAAGCAACTCATGAATGCAGTTAGCTTCGTGATTCCCATCGTGACGGGTCTGCTGAATAGCGTAATCATGGTGCTCAACGGTGATTTCACCGGCGCATGGAGCAATTTGAAAACCGTCATCAGCGGTGCATGGACAGCGATACAGAGCGCCGTGCAGACTGGCATTGATGCAGTCAAGGGCAAGCTCAAGGAGTGGACGGACGGCGCATCAAGCTTTGGTAGTGACCTCATCGCTGGCATCGCCAAGGGTATTACAGCTGGCGCTGGCAAGATTGCCGATGCGGCGAAGAATGCGGCTACATCAGCACTCGATGCGGCAAAAAAGTTACTCGGCATTTCGTCACCATCAAAGCTTTTTGCGGACAGCGTCGGTCTTCCCATTAGCCAAGGCATTGCCGCTGGCATCGCCAAGGGCGCACCGGAAATCAACGGCGCACTCAGCACGACGATGGGTGGTGCGGCGGCGGGCACACAGCAGACGGTGCAGAACTACTACCTATCAGCGACGTACAACACGAGGCAATCGGAATCAAGCATTATGGCAGATTTGCGGGCAATGCAATTACTAAGTGGGGCGGTGTAGCATGACATATACCGATTTAGGTCGTAGTCTCGAGTATATCTCTGGTGGTGTGACATACCTCATCAATGGCACCGACACTACCACGGGGCTGACGTTTAGTTACCTTGGTGACCAAGGGTTTGGTCTTGCGCCCCTGCACCGCATCACCACACGCGGGCCATTACAGCAGGGAGACACCGATTTAGATTTTCGCCTCGATCCGCGCGTGATGCAGCTTCCACTCGTGGTAGCGAACACGTCGCAAACGGCGCCCCGCTATCAGCACTATGAAATCCGCAATAAAATGCTTTCCATCTTTCGTCCACAAACATCAGCTATTCTTCGCTCACGCGTTTTTGCATCAAGTGGGACACTCGCGATTACCGATGAACGCAACATCGCCGTAAAGGTGCTGGGCGGACTCAGCTTCGATGTTGACCCAAACTCGTGGCATGTCCGCACGGTGGTGCAGTTGCGTGCAGATGACCCTACATGGTATGCAGGTGCCGAAATCACCGGCAACCGCTTTTCTATAAACTACCAAAACGCGCATATTAATGGTAGTCAAGTACTTGCCAATGCGGGTAACTGGCCGACGTATCCCATCATACGACTCAATGGCCCGATTACCAATCCAACAATTACCAATGTGACGCATAATCGATATATATCAATTACTGCCACAATTGGCGCCGGTGCATACTACGACATCGACCTCGAGTACGGCAAAAAGACAGTATATGATAATACGGGCACTAATCGTATTGGCACTGTATCGGCGGCATCCAACCTCGCCACGTGGACACTGCAACCCGGTAATAACACAATTTCAATTACCGGCACTGGCACGACAGGCGCAACCAACGCCGTGTTTCAATACTACCACCGCTACACCGGCATATAGGAGGTACCATGGCACCACAGTATGTCGTCAGCCTCTACAATAGCAGTGGCGTGCTTCAGGAAATCAGCATTGATTACGCAGAGCTGTCTATCCGTCGCACGGTCAATGCGCCGGACATGGCGGTCGTGACGTGGGCGCGGACAAGCATTGTCACGATTGCCTACAACTCCATCATGACCATCACACGGAGCGATGAAGAAAACGGCATCAGCCCAGCGGTGGAGTTCAGCGGGCTTGTGCGTGCTATTAATCGCACCGTGGGAGAGATGACCACGATCACGCTGACGGCAGTGGGGTGGGAGGCGCTACTCGGCGACCGTGTCATCGCATGGAAGGCGAGCACGGCGAACCGCTCAAAATTCACCGCTGTCCCTGCTGAAACCATCATGAAAACGCTGTTTAACTACAACCTCGGTTCACTGGCCACGACAGCGAACGGCCGTGCGAAGAGCGGTGTGCTCACCGGTGCATCAACCACAGCATCTGCAGGTACTGGCACCGTGCTGACGGTGGACTGTGCATATAAGAATCTGCTCGAGACGATGCAAGAGGTTGCTGAGGATGGTGGTGGTGATTTCAGCATCACCTACACCGCTCCAGCAACGTGGAGCTTTGCGTGGCACCTTGGCCAGCTGGGGACGAACCGCACAGCAACCGTGCGCCTATCGGTGGCACTCGGCACCGTGGCGGATTTTGTCAATAACCTTGACCGCATCCAAGATTTCACCGCCGTCATCATCGCTGGGCAAGGCGAGGCAAAGGCACGTCGTGTCGACGCAGCGCCCACGTCGGCGTATCCAACGGGGCTCGCACTGCGAGAAAGTTTTGTTGATTTCAAGGCGGCACGCAAAGCGACGGCATCGATGCTTCAGTCATACGGCACCATTTTGCTTGATGCGCAAAAGCTCAAGCGCCAGCGCATCAGTGTATCGCTGATGCAAAACGCTGCATTGCGCTACGGTCGCGATTATTTCCTGGGCGACTTGGTGACCGTGCTCGACAACACCACGCCGATCACGCAGAAGGTAGACGGCGTGGAAATGCAATTTACGCCTGATGGACAGGAGCTCATCAATGTCATCCTCAACTATCCTTACGAATAAAATTGTTGATGTGTCGTCGCGCCTCGGCATCATCGAATCAAGCGAAACCATTGGCGCGGTGCTGACGTTGACGCGCACCGCAGTGCAGGCGATTACCACGGCAGGCACCACCATCACGTGGCAAAGTGAGACACGAGGTTATCAAATTACGTGGTCGGGCACTGACATTACGATACCCGCTGATGGGTGGTATCACCTCAGCTTGTCCATCACGGTCAGCGTGAATCTCAATAATTGCCTTGCCGTGCTACAGGTCAATGGCACCAACGTAGTTTCAACAAACTTCTTCGGCGACGTTGACCGCGCCATTAACAGCGTGACATTCCTGCGCTACTTTTCAGAAAACGACGTGGTGCGCGTGGTGCTGTTTCCATCAGCGAACTGCAATCTTAATGTCGTGGCTGAAAATGCCGTTGGCGAATCCCCCATCCTCAACATCGTTCAATTGAGCGGAGGAGCTGATGTTTAAAATCTATGTACCTGAAGAGCTGCGCTTTTTCTATGCTGATGAACTGGGCGACAGCTACGATGCGCCGAGTGGCGACGTGGTCGAGGCGCCGTACACCGAAGCCGAGGCGCTTCGTTGGGTGCGCCAGCTTCGCACCGATCGGCTGTATAACTGTGACTGGACACAACTACCCGATGCCCCGCTGAGTGACGCGGAGCGGGTGCAGTGGCGACAGTATCGTCAAGCGCTGCGGGATATGATGGATGATTTTCAGTGGGGCGTGACAACATGGCCAACGCTGTGATATAATGATGACGTTGCTAGTCCCATAGTGACAATGCTCTGGCTCTACACACACCTCACACCGCACCCACTGAGTCGCTCGCTCGGTGGGTGCGGTGTTTTTGGCGTCGTAAAAACACCGAGACCCCTCGCCCTCGTGTCTTAGGCTGGGGTCTCGATGTACGCTGTTCAGTTATAGAACACTCTGATTATAGCAGATTTTGCGAGTTTTGAAATTGATGCAAAATTGGCCTGATTTTGTATTGACAATGTATAGCAGATGCTATATACTAGGTACATAGGGTTCGATAGACGATACGAAGGAGAGAGACGATGAGCAAGCAGTTTTCAGAGATGACGTTGGTCGAGTTGCGCGAGTACGCCGAGATGGTGCAGGCCGAGTACGATGCTGGTGAGCTCGAGGGGCCAAGCGGCCGTCAGATTGTCCGCGATGCGTGGGCACGCGTTGAGGAGGCCGAGGCAGTGGTTGATGCGGTGGTCGAGGCTCCAGCCACCTACACCTGGGACGACACCCCACCAAGCGCCAAAGAGATCGCATGGGAGCGCTTTTGCCGCCTTGTTGCAATCAGCGATGCACTGCACGCCCGCATCGTGGCGCTCGACATCCGCACCGACGACTACTTCGACAAGGTGATTCACCTCGGCAACCGTGCACTCCGCATCAGCCAAGAGGGCGCCCGCATTGAGCGTGAGTACGGTTTTACGATTCGCTAGTCACACCGACCGCACACCGCTCGACATGATCGGGCGGTGTGCATCGCACAGGAGACACCATGAAAGAGACCAAGAACAAGGCGGTCATCGTACGGATTGACCCAGTGACCGCCAAAGCGATCGAGACATTAATCGAGCGATGGAAGTGCGAAGACCCAGATATCAAGCTGTCCAACGTCGTCCGACGCGCGATTGTGTACACCGAGCGGGCAACGCGCCCCGGCAGCAGAGAAGGAGTAGAGTGATGAGCAAGTTACGATGGGACCAAGCCGTACCGAGTGAAGAGCAGGTAGAGACCGCAGAGCCGTACGTGCTGATGCGCCGAGTCATCGGCGACGTAGAGCGACCACGCCTCGTCTATGTGGCGTCATGGCTGGAGGGCGATGATCGGCGGAGCGTGACGCTGTGGTGTGAGCGTACCAATGTGTGGGCGGTCATCTGCACATCGACGCGCTACGGCACAACGTCGACCTGGGGCAGTGAGGAGCGGTGCATGGACGTTGCCGGACGCTGGGCTGGATGGCGTGGGATTACGAAGGAGGTGCTGTGATGTACGACTATAGCGAATTTTGGGTGTACCTTGGTGGCACGATTGTCTGGGCACTGACCACATGGCTGTACGTGGTGATTAAGGCGAAGTTCACCAAGTAGCGACGACGAAACAGCGTGCGGTCTCCGGGTCGCACACTGTCTGCCGGTAAGGTCCGGCACTGATGAGTCGAGGAGTGAGACGATGAAGACACGGCTTTTGAAGAGCGGGCGCAACTTCCCCGCAAAGCTCGCATGGTGGATCTGGTTGACGGAGGGCGGTAAGTTTCTGGTGGACATTACCCAGCGTGGTCGCCACATCAGCCTCACAGCGGCCACACTGCAGGGTGCGGAGTTGCTGGTGAAGGAGCACAGCGATGACTAATGCGCTTTACTACCGCACGACGGTGTACGACACGCAGATGGTGCGCGTCGGTGTCCGTATGACGGTGACGCAGTCCGCGAACCTTGTGGAGCGTCTCTCCAAGTACGGCATCGATTGGGTGATTGAGGAAGCGTGGGTGCAGCCGATTCCGCATGAGCTGTGCGACTACACGCCAGCCGAGCCGATCGAGCGTGAATACAAGCTCAAAGCACTGCGGATTTTGACGAGCATGGTAGAGAAGGGGATGAGCAATGAGTAGCGACATGATGACGGAGTTGGCAGCGCTGATGCGCGACCTCGGCGAAATCGACAGCGAGGTCAAGGCCATTGAGTACACACGGGATGCAAAGCGCGAGCGCATCGAGGAGATTGTTCGGGCGATGGGTGGCAAGGTCGAGGTGATGGGTATCGGCACTGCGATGGTGACGCCAGACAGTGAGAGCCACAGCTACGACACCAAGGCACTCGATGCCATGATTCAGGTGATGATTGAGGACGGCGAGCTCTACACCGCCAAGCGCATCATGGGGACAAAGAAAACGTCGAAGCGCAAAGGGTCGCTTCGCATTACGCTGGCAAAGTGAGGGTGAGATGGCAGAACTAATCGCAGTGTTGCTCTTGGGTGCGGGCATAGTGATCACGCTGATGGTGGTCTGGCACCGTGAGAGTCAGCGCCAAGCGTGGTGGCACCATGAGTGTATGACGGACGCACGACAGGAAGGTTACGCAGAGGGCTGGGATGCGGCGGTGGAGTTTATGAAAGGCGGGCAGAAGTGAAGCTGACATATCAGGAGGTTGAGTACACCGATAAGGTTTCGAAGAGTCTAGTTTTACAGCAACTCCAGCGCGCGGTTGGTGGTGAGCGGCTGTGGTGCGTGACGATAAAATGCGATGATCCGATTGTGATGTGTGAAGATGGTGATTTGTCGCGAGCATGGGGCTGCACGCCGGAGCACGCAAAGCAAAAGCTGATAACGGACATCACGATTGGCCGTGATATTCATGCAAAAACGATGCGCGCATACGATAGGGCGTTGAAGTTAGTTAATGAGCAAAAAGGAGCAGAGCGATGAGTAACGATTTTGATTTCGGGCTTGCTGGCTACACGCCAGAGGATGAGGGCAGCGAGTACACCTATGCATCAGCATATTGGCTGAGCACCACCCGACGCCCAGCCGCCGACGTTGGCGCATGGCACACGGCATCATTCGAGACGATGCCAGCACCGTGGGTCAAGGTGGAGCGGTTCGATGGCGAGGTTGGCCACGAGGCCAACGACATCGAGATGGTGCCGATTCGGCGCCGAGAGTTTTGGGTGATGAATTGCACCGACGACCTTTCGCGCTACATCCCGCACTACCTCGATGCGATCAGCGGCAAAACATTTTTGACCCAACGAGGCTTTGACCCAAGTCTGTACCGCAGTGTACGAAGCACGGTGCAGGTGCTGGCGATGGTAAAGGGCCTTGATGAGCCCATTGTCCTGCAAGCCAAGGGCATGGTTGGTAGCCACTTGTTCCGTCGCCCAACACGCCGCTCACCGGGTGGCATCGTGTATCAGTACGTCAACGCTGCCCTCGGCATCGCCAAGGCGACATCGACGTCAGCGATTCCGCACTACTCGTTCTGGGTTGGCATCAAGGCACCACGCGATGCTAAGGGCCGGATTAAGACCACGGAGGTGGGCAGTGGGTCGAGCAAGGCGTACGTGGTGATGCCGGAGTTGATTGAGAACGTTGATGGTATGACGCGTGCTGACATTGTCAAGACCTTCGTTGGGCGCGATAAGCAAGAGCTCTTTCAGGCGGTGTATGAGGAGTCCAAAGCGTGGTCAGAGGAAGTGCGCGATGACTTTGCCACGGCGCCGACATCAGCGCCGACGCCAGCGGTGCGCAATGCGCCGGAGCCGATAGAGGATGATGCATCGCCGTTCTAAGCGCTGATGACAGCCCCGCTCGAGCGATGATCGGGCGGGGTTGTATCATTCCTAGTGATGGTATGATATAATAGGAATTATTCATACGGAGGGCATATGCCACGTTTACGCAAAGACCAAGCCAGCGTCAACCACAAAGACCGCTTGACGATTCTGGCACCGGTCGACATCATTGAGGCGCTCAACCGCATGGCCGACGCCAAGGGCATCAGCCGTAATGCGCTGATTTGCCAGATGCTCAGCAAAGCGACCAAGGCCAAGGCAAAGAAGGGAGTGGAGTGATGACGACGCTCGACGACCTCAAAGCCCAGCGCCGTTGGGTTGGCTACAAATCACCGACCGACAAAGCGCCGATGAATCCGCACACCGGACGCAATGCGTCAAGCACAGACTCGGCGACGTGGGCAACCTACGCCGAAGCGACGGCAGCACAGAAGCGCTACCGCTGGCATGGCGTCGGCTTCGTGCTGAATGGTGACGGCATCGTCGGCATTGACCTTGACGATTGCTTGACCGATGTCGACGGCGCCCAAGAGCGCAGTAAGCTCGCACGGTACATCATGGACATAGCGCAGAGCTACACCGAGGTGTCGCCAAGTGGTACCGGACTGCACATCATTGGCACCGGCACGCTGGAGCGGTCGATTAAGGACACCATCAACAGCGATGCTATTGAGGTGTACAGCACTGGCAGATACTTCACCTTCACTGATGATCCGCTCGACATCGCACCAAGCGACATCGGCGACATCAGCGACGCAATCAACGAAATCATGGACATGGTGGAAGCGGAGCGCGAGCGCCGTATGGCGAAGCCTGCACCCGTCGCTCGGGAGTCGGTGAGTGATGAGCACTTGGAAACGGTGTGGCTGACATGGCTTGGCCGTGTTGAGCGCATCATGCAGAATGCGACGCAGGGCAACCGCCACAACAGCCGGGTCAAGGCTGGGCGCCTGATGGGTGGTGCTTTGGCGGCGCTTCGTCAGCATGGCTACAATCCCATGAGTGATGACCAAGCGGCGCAATACATCTACAACCTTCTGACCCCCGACAAAGGTGAACAACGCATCGAATACCGCGCCATCGAGGACGGCATTGCATTTGGCCAGCGCTCACCGCTCGAGGTGTGGAAGCGCCGACGCAGTGATGACGTCAGCGTGGCGCCAGCGATGGATGCGCCGTTGATGCACAAGGATCCTTCTGACAACGTGGCCAAAGTGCATCCGTATGAGAACACCGACGTGGGCAATGGTCTCCGCTTTGCCGATGCCTACCGCACCACGCTGGCATGGGTGCCCGAGTGGCAGACGTGGATGCACTGGAGTGGCACGCACTGGCGACGCATTGACGACGCCACGCTCCGAGGCTTAGCGCATGACCTTGTGCTGTCGATGCACCGCAATGCCATCGCTGGTAATCAGCGCATTGACGGTGAGGCGGCCAAGTGGGCAATAAAAAGCCAAAGCACCGGCAGGATTGATGCGATGCTGGTATCAGCGCAACCATATTTGATTGTGTCATCGGAGCAGTTCGACACACACCACGACACCATCAACGTGGCAAACGGCATGGTGTCGCTGAAAGACGGTAGTGTGCGCCCGCATGATCCGACGTGGTACTTCACCAAATGCATTGCGGTTGACATGGACGACAGTGCCAGCACATTGCCGTGGCAGGACTTTCTTGATGTTATCTTCGATGGCGACCAAGAACTGATTGCATACATTCAGCGTGCGGTCGGCTACACGCTGACGGGTAGCACTGATGAGCATTGCTTGTTCTTTTGCTACGGCACTGGTAAGAATGGGAAGTCGACGTTCATGAAAGCACTCGAGATGCTGATGCAAGAGTTTGCGGTGACCACCAACGTGGAGGCGCTGCTGGACACATCGGGCGGTGGTGAAGGTGCAACGCCCCACCTCAGCCGATTGCTCGGGCGTCGTTTGGCCATTGCCCAAGAAATGCCAGAGAATCGCAAGATGAATGAGTCACTGGTTAAGAGCATCACTGGTGGCGACCGCATCGCCACACGTGAGCTGTACAAAGACATCTTTCAATTCACGCCAACGCACAAGCTCTGGATTAGTGGCAACCACAAGCCACGCATCAGCGGGACCGATGACGGCATCTGGCGACGGCTTCGCATTGTGCCGTTCACCGTGACGATATCCGAGGTTAAGCGCCGTAACCTCAGTGAGATTATGGACGAGTTCAAGCGCCATTTGCCAGGTATCTTACAGTGGGCGGTGCTTGGTGCACAGATGTGGTATCAGCAGGGGCTTCGCTCATGCGGTGCCGTTGACCGCGCCACGTCAGAGTACCGTGGTGAAGAGGACGCGGTTGCCCGCTTTGTTGGTGATCGGTGCGAGTTACACCCTGCTGCGCACATCGACAAAGTAAAGCTTTATTTGGCGTGGAAGGACTGGGCAGAGGACGAAGGCGACCGCTCGGCGCAGATGAAGAGTCAACGGTGGCTGATGCGTCAGTTGGGTCAGCGCTTCGGCTGTGAAGGGGGCGGTGATGGGCGTCGTTTGGTCGTCGGCATTCGTTTGAGCGATGCAGATGCCATAAACGACCATGTTGCGCCCGGCGTGCGGATTATGCAGTAATGCACTAATCGATGCTTTTTACCCTAATTTTTCCTAGTGATTTCTCATGTAGGACTTTATGGAAAAATGGTCAATTAGTGCATTACTGCATAATCAGTGTTTTGGCCAGTGTTTCGAGTGATATCGTTTACAGTGTGAGTATTGTTGACAATGTCGGGGGACAATCAGCTCGATGCCCCGACCGTTGAAAAAGGAGTAGTACCAATGGACCTACAAAACCGCAGCACCGTCCTTTACCGCGCCGTTCCGCGTGGCACCATCCTCGTCATAATCCACGACCCCAGCGCCGACCACGCACATCGTGGCTACACCGTCATGCTAGCACTCACGACGCGCGACCAGCGCTATGGATTCAGCATGGGCGTGGCGCACAGCGAAGCCGAAGCGCTGGAGATGGTCGAGGATTTGACCGATGTCGCTTATGAGCGCGCCGTGCGTGGCGGCGTCAAAACCACGCATCACACCATGCTCGAGCATCTTGTACAAGCAACGCTGTTATAAAGGAGACCACCAATGCGCCTGACAAAGCTCCCCCATTACCTCTGCCTCATGTGTCATCAGCACGTCGACCGCGCGATGCCAATACCCCAGCTGTGCGCTGCATGCCGTCAGCGTGGTTGGGCCGATGTGCTGGCCACCAAGGCACGGCACGTCGCAATGCTGAAGACGACGTGGGGCACGATGATCGACCACGAAACGCAAGCGCGGTTCGAGGCCGTGCTCGAAGCGTGGTCCGAGTCCAAGCTTCCGGCGCCGCCGTTGCGTCGCATGAATCAGCGCAAGGACTTTGAACGGCGCATTGTGGCCACGGTCACCAAAGCTGACCGCTTTGCTGCGCTGGTTGAAACGTGGTACGACAGTGTCTTGACCGAAGAGGAGTACGACGCCATGATGGTGCAAGCGCAGTTTGCAGTGACGGAGGTGACGCAGTGATGCGAGGCCGTAAAACCGACGCCAACCAAGCCGCCATCGTTGCCGTACTTCGTGAGGTCGGCGCAAGCGTGGTGGATTTGTCAGCGGTGGGCAAAGGCGTGCCCGATCTCCTTGTTGGGTATCGTGGCCAGACCTACCTGCTAGAGGTCAAGAATCGCAAAGGGCGCAATCGCATCACGGCCGACCAAGAGGTGTTCTATGCATGGTGGCGTGGTGCCGAGGCAGTCATCGTCTACAATGAAAATGACGCATTGATGGCGATAGGCATCACGGAGGGTTGACGATGCAAGAAATATGGTCACGACAAATCGGACGCTACACCTACTACATCATCTACAGCGCCACGACCACGCGCTGGATGTTGTGCCGACGACAAGAAGACCCGAGGGACGATGACCTCGTCATCACCGGTGTCAGTAGACGCAAAGCGCCGAGCGTTGACCAAGTCATCGAGGAAATCATTGAGGAGCTAGAGGCACTGCAGGAGGGACTACGATGAGATACTATCAGGAAATTGATTTAAAGTGTACGGTTGAAATTGACGGCCATGATGCACACGAATTCATCTATACATACACCATCACACATCGCCAAGACGGCGACATCTTTATGGCAACCGTCGCTGATGAGCACGGCAACGGTATCACGCTTTCTAAGCCACATGACCGCGTTGCGCTGTACAAAATGCTTCGGCAATGGGCTTATGATGATGCAGAGCGTAAAACGACCGAGTGGATCAAGGCAAATATTGATGAAGACTGGAAGGGGCCACGATGACGACGATATTGATTGTGCTGTGCTGTGGTGGCGGTGTGTTGACAGCGAGTGCTGCACTGCTAATTGTGGCGGGGTTGGTGCGACGCGCGGGAGGGCGACGATGGGGAGAACGATGATGAATCGCATCAAGCGACTTGCGTACATTCCGTACGTCGTGCATTTCACCGTCATCGACGATTCATGCGTCGAGCATGAGTACCGATACGATATTGTCGATGGTAAGTTGAAAATGTACCCGGTAAAGAAGCGATACAGTCAGGGGCACTGGAGAATCCAGCGCGTCAGCAAGGCCAAGCGCCGAGGAGGAAAGTGATGATTAGTACGATGCTCGTCTGGCTTTGCCTCCAAGGCAAGTGCATTCAAGCAACGCCCGAAGCCGTCGCCGTGGCCATGTGCGAGAGCGGTGATACCGTGACGCTCGGCACCGGATCATGGACAATCACCAACGACAACGCCGACGGCTCGACCGACGGTGGCGCATGGCAAATCAACGACTATTGGGTGTGGAGCACTGATGACTTCTGGGTTATCAAGCCGTTCGCCGCATCGCTCGGTATGACACCGATGGAGTTCCTGCACCGCTATCCATCACCGCAGGTCGCACCGCCTGCAATTCAGTACCTGATGTTTGAGTATCTGTGGGACGACGGCCGAGGAGCTTGGCACTGGTCAGCGTCCGAGCACTGCTGGGGCGAGGTGGTGCGATGAAGAAGCGCAAAGAGCCGATCATCATAGAGGGCGACATTCGAGGCACGGCATATCGCCTTGAGGATTACGGAAAAACGACGACAAAGTTTTTGCATCTCGATGGTGCATGGTGCGAGATGTCAGATGA